GATATTATCTCAACGAATTTATTTAGCTTATATAATTTTTGGTTTTATACCAGAACCTATAATACAAGCAATTTCTCTACCTTTTTTTAGTAGTGTCCAGTTACCGTCTTTATCTTCCCATAAAGAATATGATGATCCATCTGAAATATCTGATCCTGTCCAAGTCAATTCTTCTTTTTGTGTTTTAGAAAGAAATTCTATTATTGGGATCGTTGGACCACAAATCACTTGATAGTTGTATGTAAATGCTTGAACCTGCGCCTGAGCAGATAGCGAAAAACTAAACAATAATAATGCTAGTGCTTTCATATTATCTTCCAATATATTCTTTAGGCATGGCTTCCTGTCTTCTTTGTTTCTCAGTTTTTGGAAATAACTCATAACCCAACTGAGGATACTTTTGCATTCTATCTTGAGCAACGAATACCATCATGACAAGAGCTAGTAATAATATTCCTATAAATCCACATACCCACCAAGTTGCTGTATACACCTTTTTCATAAAATTAGCATGTTCAACATCATGTTTGTGTTGCGCTTCAATTTGTTTCTTTAACGCAATTGCCTGTCTTGCATTTAGTATCTTAGACTGCTGTAACACTTCTGTCCATAGAGCACCAAGTTCTGGTGGACTTTGATATATCATTACCTCACGCAACTCTACTTCCATTTGTTCGAGTTTCTTTTTCATCAATACCCTTTGTAGGGCACGAGCACCTACAGAAGAATCACCAGTGTATAAATCATATGATCTTTTTTCTTCTGCTTCAAATACTGCTATACACTTTGCTTGATTGTCAAAGAAAGCACCAAGATGTTGACCCAACTCGAAATAAATGTCACCTGAATCTTGTTTGTTTAAATCCTTTACTCTCGCCTTTTCTTCATTCAGTTGTTTGACTGCAGCAGGTGGAGGTGTCTTTCCCTTTGCTGCATATGCACCATGAAACTGCTCATCTAGATCTTTGAGAACTTCTTTAACATCGCCAGCTGCACCCTTGATGTCTTTATAAAGTTTACACCCAGCCTTGATCGCAGATACTGCGCCATTGGCAAGAGCAAATAGCGTTAACGGATCCATTACTTAACTTCTTTTTTGTAGCGGTATTGAACACAAATTAATGTTCTATTATTAATATCACCGATCCAAGCAGTTCTAACACACTCAGCAATACCGTAATTGAGTTTTACTTCCCTTTCGTTAGAAGGAAGTTCTTTTGCTACACTAGGGTTATCACCTCCATATAATGGTGAAGATGAACTTATTTGAGTTAGACATAATATTGACATGACAAAAAGCACCGCCAAAGCGATTCTTTTGTGCATTTAGATTACCTTTATGTTCTTCTATTTAGGTTTTTTGTCTTGCAACTCGTCTACTTCTATTTCGATAGTTTTTACACTAGGTGATGAAAACACACTCTGGACTTTATCCAAGAACGATTGTGTTTTTGTTGGAGGGTTTAGTTCTTCTTCAGTTGTTGGTGTGATTCTTCTTCCAGCTGAATCATACTCGATCTTCTTCTGTACTCGTTTATAGAGTTCTGGTTCCCAATCCTTAGTGGGTTCATCTACTTCGATTTCTGGAATTTCGGACTCTAATAACTCATTTACTTCTTTTTTAATTTCCTCTGGAACATTAGTAGTTTCTAATCGTTCTTTTGAAAGATGTTCTCTTATATGATCAAACACAGGAGTTGTGGATGGCTCAACGACTTGTATTTCTTCATTAAGTCTAGTCTCTGTTCGTTCTGGAAAATCTTCAACAGGTGGTTTTTCAAAGAAATCATTCCACTTTCTTTCACCAGTATGTTTAAGATTCCAGTTTGCTGCGATTAATAAAAGAACTGCCAGTGGATCAAATACAATAACAATAAGTATGGTGACTATGCGAACTGCCTTCTCGAGCATGGTGACATCAGTTGCGCTTTCGTCACCATATATCAATGCAGCGATGTATTTTATTGGTCCAACTTCTGCTTCGACTTTACGGACTTCACTGGCGATTGGGGCACGCTCTTCGTTGTATTTGGCGATCTTGGTTTGCGCACTACCGATTTCGTTGAGGATTCTGGCTCTGTCTTTTTGCTGGGCTCTACGGACGCTAATGGCTCGCTCTGTTCCTTTGGTATCGTCTGTTCTTGCGATGGTTTGATCCACTTGAGCATCGAGTTGAGTAAGTTCTTTACGGTTTGCATTGATGTTTTCCTTTTCTGTTTTAATTTTCTCATCAATCAATGCTAACTTAGACTGAACATCTCCCGTAGGAATTGCTTGATCCAAATGTGCCTTTGATAAGAATCCGAAAATGCCCATAGATGTTAACATCATTAACACTATTAAAGCACCCACAAAGTATGACTTCATCAATGCTGGGATTTCTTTCCAGTTTTGATAGAGCCATGATGCAACTACAAGTTTTGATGCTTCAAGCATCGAACCCATAAGAGCAATCGGTACAACAGCTGCAGCAAATATTGCGATAAGACCCATCACTGCGTAATATGCAGCAAGAGCCGATAACGATAATGCAACTGCAAAAAGTAAGTATGTCATAGTTTGTTTTTAATATGAGAGCCATGGACTCGAACAGATATCTGTCCATTGTAGTAGTCGTCTGACTCCAACACCTTTCGTGCAAACTGTTCTCGTGCTTCTACGTAAGAACATTCAGCTTTGGATTTACAAAAGAAAAGAATCTCACGAAGGAAGTTGTCCTCTCCGAGAGACTCTACATCTTTATTTAGTTCTAAACTCGAACCATAGTACTTCATCCAGTCAGAGTCTATTTTGCTACGAATTTTCTTTCGTTTCTTGATTCCGTTTTTCTGCTTCACCATCTTGTATGTAGTCTTGGCAAACTTGGATAACTTCTTACCCACATACATACGACTACTGGCTTTGTTCGTAATTAAATAAACAAAGCCAACACAATCATCAGGTAGTTCCTCAATAATTTCTTTATTATAAAGCCACATTAGAATAATCAGTAGTGTAAACTACTATTTATTCTTCCTCTTCGTAATCGTCTTCTTCGTAGATGTCAGCAGAACATACAGGACAGTAAACGATATCTTCCAATCGTTCCTCTGACTTGAGGATAATCTTACCTCTCGCCTGACATTCAGTACATTCAAAAATCTTAGTTGTCATTGTTTAGTCTCTGCTAGTTTTAGTTTTTGTAGTACTTTAAACCACATCCATCCAATATCAAATTCCCACCACTTTCTACTTAATTTTGGATTTGCTGGTTCAGCATGATGATTGTTGTGAAGTTCTTCTCCACCGATCCAGAATGCAAAATTACAGATGTTTCTAGAGGTATCGGCAGTATCTGTGTTTCGATATCCCCACCAATGTCCTAATCCGTTAATAACTCCTGCAGCCCAAAATGGAATCCAAATAATTTGAATCATCCAGAGTAGTATTCCAATCCAACCAAACAGTAGAACATTTATCGTCAATAATAAAAACACACCCAAGAAATGATGTTTCGTATAAACTTTTCGTTCAATCCAATCGTTTGGTGTGCCTACTCCATACTCAACTACCATTCTTGCATCTTTTGCTGCTTGGTAATAGTAATAGACACCACCAAACAATATATTCTTAATACCAACTAATTTAGGACTATGTGGATCACCTTCTGTGTCAATAAATCTATGGTGCTTACGATGTATCGCTACCCACTGTTTAGTTACCATACCAGTAGTGAGCCACAACCAGAAACGCATGAAGTGTGAGACCGCTGGATGAAAAGTTATTCCTCTGTGTGTCTGTCCTCTATGAAGATATAGAGTGACGCACACAATGGTAATGTGCGTCATTACCAACAGATAGATTAACTCTATCATGCTGCCTTACCCCAAACATCACCCCATGTGCCAGACAAAGCACCCTTTGCATAATCAGTGACACGATTCTCAAAGAAATTTCCGTGTACTGGTGCATTGATCATTTCCTCGACCCATGGTAGTGGATTCTTTTTAACTTTGAAAATACCCTTCATTCCGAGACTAATCAAGCGACGATCTGCAATGTAACGAATATACTTCTTGACATCTTCTGCAGATAGTTCACGCATATCTCCAGCATGATAGCAAAGATCAATAAACTTATCTTCTAACTCTACCATCTTCTCAGCGATTGTATAAATCTTACCTTTTAAATCATCATTCCAGATCTCAGGATTTTCTTTAACATACTCACGGAATAACTTAATCATTGACTCAGCATGGATTGTTTCATCGGCAATAGACCATGTAACAATTTGACCCATACCTTTCATCATGCCATGACGAGGAAAGTTAAGCAACATAATAAATGAAGAGAACAACTGCATACCTTCAGTGAAAGCAGAGAACACAGCAATATGCTCAGCAGTACTGGCGACAGTACCATTACGACTAGAAAGGTCTAGTACATAGTCATGCTTATCCTTCATCTCCTGATACTCTAAGAATTGATTGTAAGTTGATTCTGGTAAACCCAATGTTTCAATCAGATGAGAGTATGCAGCGATATGTAGTGCTTCACGAGCAGCAAAGCCCATCAACATCATTCTCACTTCAGGTTGAGGAAAGTAAGGTAGATAGTTTTTAACATAACCACCAGCCACATCGATGTCACCCTGTGTAAAGAAACGAAAGATGTTTGTCAGAAATTGTTTTTCTTCGAGTGTAAGTTTCTTCTTCCAGTCTTTAACATCCTCTGCCATTGGTACTTCTGAATGCAACCAATGCGCTTGTTCATGCTTCAACCAAGCATCATATGCCCATGGATAGTTGAAAGGTTTAAAAGAATCTCTTGTATCCGTTAATCTTGTTTTTGTTTTTGTTAGCATTTTATCCCTCGCAAGCTAAACATTCATTACCTTCTGCCAAATCATGAAGGTTGATTTCTTTAATAATTTCTCGTTCGATTCGTTTTGATACTTTATCTGCTTTAGCGATCTTATCACTACGACAGTAGTACATAGTCTTCAATCCAGACTTCCATGCTTGAAAGTGAACAGCATGAATATACTTAATGTGACTGTCTGGTCTAAAGAATACATTTAACGATTGCGCTTGGTCAATCCATGGTTGCCTGTCGGCAGCATGTTGAATGACCCAACGCTGGTCAATTTCCATAGAAGTCTTGAAGACATCTTTTGTCCATTCTTCCATCCAATCAAGATGCTGAACGCTTCCGTCATTCGCAATAATCGAACTCCATATTTCTTGCGCATCCGCTTTAGGGTTTGATATAACATAATCAGTAACGACCTTATCAAGATACTTATTTTTATTTAAGTGAGAACCCGATAGAGTGTCTTGGCGATAAGCATTGGCACGATAAGGTTCAATAGAAGGACTAGTATTGCCCATGAGAATGGAAGAAGAAGCATTGGGAGCAATAGCCATAAGATGACTAAACCTATTCCCAGTACCCACTGCATCAGGTGCTTCGCCTCTCTCCAATCCCAATTCTTTATTAGCGACATCTAATTTCTCTCTTATATTTTTGAAGATGTTTTTGTTTTTACCTACTGCGATACTTGATTCCCATGGTAGGTTATTTCGTTGTAGATAAGCATGCCAACCCAAAGCACCGATACCAATGCTGCGCTCACGTGTGGCAGAATACCTTGCACGCTCAATGGTGGCAGGAGCATTAGAAATAAAATACTCAAGTACATTGTCGAGCATTTCAGCAATATCATGAAGAAATATGCTATCGTTTTTCCACTCATCGTAGTACTCCAGGTTTAGTGATGATAAACAACAAACAGCAGTACGTTTTTCATTTGTTGGTAGAATAATTTCAGAACAAAGATTCGATTGATGTATCTTTAAACCAAGATCTTTTAAGTGTTGTGGCATTTTACGATTTGATTCGTCAATAAAATGTAAGTATGGCTCACCTGTCATCATACGCATCTCAAGAATTCGTTGCCACAGTTCTTTTGCTGATACAGTTTCACGAACTTCATGTGATGCTGGATCAACTAGATCCCAAGAGTCGTCAAACTCTGGATCAATCATGCAGTTTTCAATGATTTCCATGAACGCATCTGGAATGTTAATTCCATGATGCATGTTTAAAGTGCGCATGTTTTGATCGCCTGTGGGCTTGCGCATCTCTAAGAAATTAATAATATCTGGATGGCTGACATCGAGATAAGCAGCATAACTGCCACGACGAGTGCGCCCTTGACGATATGCCAGACTTGACGCATCGTACATTTTAAGGTGAGGCATGACACCAGTGCTCTTGTCATCCGCAGAACGAATACCAAAACCAATCCCAACACCGCCACCAAGCATAGAAAGCCAATTAGTTTCACTAAGATTATCAACTAAACCCTCCGCTGTATCTTCAATATAGTTAAGGAAACATGATATAGGAAGCCCACGCTTACTACGACCAAAAGAAAGAATGGGAGTAGAATAAGACAACCAATGTTTGCTGCTGTATTCATATAATCTCTGTGCATGTTCTGGATTACTTCCAAATGTACTAGAAACAAAAGCGAATCGTTCTTGCGGACTCACTTCACCATCCTTCATATAACTTTCTTTTAATCTCAACTTACCTAATTCGTCAAACAAATTATCACGAGAATAGTCTACCGTTATGCCATGCACAATTTCCATTTATTGCCCCAATATTATTATAGTTTTACTAATTCGTTTGCCAGAGGAAATACCTCAGCAATTACTTTTGCGCATTGTCGTGCGACTTCTTGGTGTTCCTTTTGTGTACCATTTGCAGATCGGAGTTCGATAAAATGAATCCAGCTACGCAATGTACCATTCATGTATAAACGAGAAACAGTTAGTCCTTCTGGGAGTACTGCTCTTGCTTGCTCTTTTGCAATACCATTTTCGATTGCCCACTCATAAGCATTCTTCGCTTCGTTAATAACTCGCTTCTGTCTTTCTTCCCAGAATGACGCCAATGCTAGATTTTCATTCTCAACACTATTTTGACGATTCTTCGTATCTTGGAGTCGGGCTTCCCTAAGAACGAAAGATAAGTCTTTTGTTGGATCAGCATATCGCTGGCTAAATTCTTGGAATGAGAAAGAACGATGACGCAAGATTTGTCTTGCTATGTCACGAGTTGTTTCAATTTCTAAACAAGCACTGACCATCTCTAGAGGTGACCAATGTTGATGTTTGATTAAATACTTAATTAACTTCTCTGATGTATCTGTGTTGAACTGGTTGCTGGGATTGCTCACTCGTGCGCAAAAGGCAACTAACTCTTGCACATCTACTAAACCCTCTTTAAACATTTCATCCGAAGGTTTACTATAACTTACCATCCTAACATTCATATTTTCTTCCATGTACTGAATTTCAATTTTGCTTCCATACCAAAGTAGGTGTTTGTATTTATGACATCTGAGATTTCATCGGCAGTCATTCCGCCATGTAAAATCATTTCATTCACATCTTTCTGTTCTATGTGCTCTGGAAACATACAGACAGAATAACCTAGATTAATATACTTTTCTAACTGTTTGACAATGTCTTTATTTCTAGGTTCATTGTCCATTACGATCGTTGCATTAGCAAGTATACTCCGAATAGTAGGGGTATCAAAACTTGCTCCTGAAACAGCCACTGCATTCGGTAGAAACAGCGAGTCAATTGGTCCTTCAACAACGATAATTCGTTTAGCATAATTAATCCTTTCAAGTCCATAAATCTTTTCCTGAGTCTCATCTACCTTGATAGTATAATACTTAGGCTCTTCATTTCCATACGCTCTAGCCTGATAAGCAAAACACTTACCAGCATTAGTAAAGAATGGAATAATCATCCTCGGGTGTTCGTCTTGTATTGGCTCTTGGAATTTGGCAGTCACTGAGTTAGTGTATGCCTTAAACTTTGGAGCAAAGTACAGGAGACTCCATTTGTCCTTCGGAATCTTTCTTTTAACTACATACTGAACAGCAGGATGTGTCAGTGGTAGTTTATCTAGTCTTGAGAGAGAAGAAAGAATATCATCTTCCAGAAGATCTTCTGGTATTGTCTCAATAACTACTTGTGTTTCAGCAATGTCTTTGTGGTCATTGTATCTTGTTGCACCAGACTTGTATCGTTCAAGCACATACTCATCATACAACTTTGTGTCAACATACTTGATTAGATTGCCGATGTTTGTACCATAACCACAGTTGTGGCACTTTACAAATAGATCTGCCTTTGCACGATAGATGTAACCTCGTGCCTTTAATTTATTGGATGTGCTATCCCCACAAACTGGACATGAGTAGTTCCAGAGATAATCTTTCTTTTGTTTGAAGTTTCGCAAGCGACCACCCAGTATTTGAGCGTACTTTGCATCAATGTATAACATAATATCTCCACATAGAGTATAATTATACCCCAAACATTCTTGCAAAGCAAGTTTTATAAAAGATAAAACCACCCGAAGGTGGTTTTATCTGCAACATTATATACTAAAATATTAAGAAACAAAACTAGGTGTGGAATCAATCACTGCACTGGTGATTGCACTACTAATTTTATCAGTATATCCAGGTAAAAAGTAAAGATTAGCATAGTATAAAGCTGTACCAGCTACACCAGAAATTGCTCTATTTGAAGCATCTCCTGCAGGCACTCTAAACGAAACTGTACCTACAACTGCTACAGCAGTTGCTGCTCTTAGAATAATTCCATGTGAAGTTGCAGAAGTAGTAGTAATCATTGATGTTGCCATAGTTAGTACACCACCAGCATACACATCTATTGCGTATGAACCACCACACTCAATTTCACTGTTTCTTATGTTACAAGTACCACCATCAACACCAATTGCTGCTACTCCTGAACCAGAAGTTTCTAGTGAATCAATATTGGCAGTTCCTGCTGCAATGTTAAGACAATGATAATGCCCAGAACCATTATGACTTACTTTAGTATCATTGCAATGTAAGGAAGATCCTGTGCCTGTATTTGTCATGTTAATACCATGGACATTACCATTGGCAGTAATCCAAACATCTTTTAGGTATAATCTTTGTGGATAAGAACCAGAAAATGTTAATACAGAAGTGCCAGAAGAACCAATTAGTTCAATCCCTTGTATAGCAAAGTGGTTTTCTGAGATACTAACATTTGGACCAGTGAATGTTAGATTACCATAAAATATTATAGGAGCATGAGTTCCAGAACTGTTATCACCAACTAGAAAAATATGTCCTTTACTAAATGTCACTGCTTCTGCAGAAGCAGAAGTATTTCCACTGACTAATACTATGTAAATTGGATTAGAAGAACTTACCACTAAAGCAGCAGCAGTGTATGCAGCCTGCAATGTCTTAAATGGAAACTCTCTTGATCCAGTAGCAGTGTAGGTATCTACTCGCTTATAATCAACATACATGTGACTTGTCACAATATCAGATGACTCGTACTCTGCTAATGAAACAAATATACCACCTGCAGTCACACCATCTGAAACTCTAAGAGCACCAGTGGATGGATCATAGAAAATTTCGCCTTGAGTACCGATATAAGCAGTAGCAGATCTGCCACCCATCTTATCAGCAAATAGTTTGAATGTTGCTGCCATTTATTTTCTCTTTTCTTATTTTAAATACTTTATAATTTCGGCTAAATTTCCAATAATAAAACCTATTACACCAGAACCACCGATTACATACCATTTCCACTGCTCGAGAGCGGATACTCTGGTATTCATCTTTTCCAAATCTTGCACAACATCTTTCTTAATTTCAGCATGTTGATCTTGCGAGATTTGAGCATTTGCTTGCATCTTATGCTCGATGCGTGTTTGCATGTCGTCGATCTTATCCACGATTTCTCTATTAGAAGTTGTGATGCGAGAGTGAATCTCTTTTATGTCAGATTTCAATTCTTTAACATCTTCTTTGATGCCGTCTACTTGTGCTTCCAATTTGGCGAGTCTCTCTGGGGATTCCATTTATTTTACGCTCTCAAAAATGTTTTTCTGCGTGTTGTACCACTCAACCCAAGTGTCAACTTTAATTTTGCATTCATGATATTGCCCGTAGTTGTCCACAACGACTTTCAAAACTTCACTTAACTTTTCAGTAGGATCTGTAGTCTTTAAGTCAGGACATGCTTCCATAAGTTGTTTTGGGACTTCTGGAAAGTTTCTCTTAACAGGTGTCGTAATCAGACATCCCGATAACATCACAACAATAGGTAAAACTAAAAAGAGTTTCATTTCTTACCTACTGCAGCTTGATTTAAAATATCAACTGTATCAGCAGTTATCTTACACTGCGAATCAATCTTCACTTCAACTGTCTTAATCTTTTCTTGTACGACTATTTGTGTTTCTTTAACAACTTTGACTCTGTCTTTATAGACAGTGACAATCTTTTCATTTACTTCTTTAGACTTCTGTTCAGAGATTGCAATCTTGGCTTCTAACTCTGCAACTCTTTCTCTCCATGCCATCTCAACAGAGTATCCACCTTTAAAGTAAACACCTGCCACTAAAAGCACAATGCTTATCACTTGTATTAGTAAATGATAAGGTGCAATGGTTGGAATCCAACGAACTACAAAACCAAAGAAAAACGATGCAACGAATCCAATAATGCCAGTGATTAAGATAATGTTAATTATCCACACTAAGAAGGCATCAGGGAAAAACGCTAACATCCACATTATTAAACCTCCACTGGTTTCGGACGACGAATCATTCCTGCGATAGTGGATGCTTGACCAGCTTTGTATTTCTTAATTTCTTTTGGACCAATCTTTGGTTCATTGGTAGATACTGCTGCACCAGTGACATTGGCAATACCGTCTTCTTCAAGAAACTTCTTAACGATAATCTCTTCCTCAACGAGCGACACTCGATTATCCAACATCTTCATGATATTGTCAAACTTTTCTTGTAGCATTGCAGTTGAACGATTACCTGACTCATATTGTTCTTTAACTAACCAGAGTGCAGCAACTAGAGATTTCATTTTACTCTCAGCACCTGGAAGTCTATTGATAATTTTCTTTACATTGAACACTAAACGATTCAAGTAAGTGTATGCATCTCTTTCTTGAGATGATTGCAGAGTAGTTGCTTTGCGAATGTTCTTACCCTTAGCATCAATGATACCCAGTTTGAATGCTTCTGTGTCCTCAAAGTTAGTGACTAACATTTTGAGAACTCGATATGCAATTAAATTGTCTACTATGCGAGCCATTAAATTTTCCTAAGTGTTGATATAATCGTTTCATCCAAGACTATATCAGACAAAATAATACCGTATTCTGGTAACTCTGCTGGCATTCTATCGAGGTATACTAGAAATGTAACTAATACATCCCAACAAGATTTGTCAATTTTATGAAACAGCATTCTTGTTGCTGAATCACCGAAGATGTTATAAAGAACAATAATGTGATTGAGGATTAATCGCTCTCGCAGTTCATCATAATTTTTATATCTGGAAAGTAACTTCTTAAGATATAAGAACTTCTTTATGTCTTCTTCAAATTCTTGTAGGCTATGGCACTGCGGATTATCGTAGTGATGCATTGCGTATACAAGAAAGTTACCTTCATTTAGTTTTTCACTAACCATATTATCTTCAAAAAAGAAAGGGAGAACAACTCTCCCTTTTACATTATGTATTTATTAGCTATCTCTGAAGGCTACATCGTCAGATTGGTCACCAGTCATTGAACCCATGGCAACTAATGTTTCATACTGAACACGACCAGCACGACCACCAGTACCAACAGTACGACGAACCCAACCAGCATGTTGCGAACCACCAACAGCACCATCACCTAGTGCAGCAGTAGCAGTTGCTTGGTCAGCAGTTGCTTGAAGTTCAAAGTACTGAGCACTATTACCAGTGCCAGAAATTAGAACGAGTGTAAATGGAGCATATGTCAAACCAGTTGGTGTACCAGCTGTAGTAACAATAGCAACATCAGCTTCAGTGGTTAGTGTAAAACCAGTGACAGATGGTGATGTACCAGTAACAGCAGAAACAGTATAGATAGTTCCTGTTGCATAACTAGTAATAGTGCCAGTTCCACCTAGTGTACCAGTAATTCTAATACGATCACCAACTGCTAGGGTAGTTGCAGTACAAGTAAACTGACCACCAGTACCAGAAATAGCAACACCAGCAAGAGCAGTACGACCTGCAGCTGCATCTGCAGTAGTTGCTAGACGGAAAGTACCTGCAGCTAAACCAAGAGCAGATACAAAATACTCAGTATCATTGGATAAACCAGTGATAGCAGTAGAACCAGCATGGAAATACTTAACTGAGTCAGCAGCAACTAAGCCGTGAGTAGCATAAGCGATTTGCTCAGTGGCGATTGTAACACTACCTGTAGGAATAACACGACGAGGTTTAGCAATAGTAACAGTTGGTGCTGAAGTATAAGCAGTACCAGTATTAGTTACAGCGATTGACGAAACTGCGCCACCAGAGATAGATGCAGTGGCTGCAGCAGAAGAACCACCACCGCCAGAGAATGTAACTGCTGGAACTTCTAGGTAACGAGTTTTACCAGAAACAACTGATACAGCGGAAACATTGTCTCCACCAGATACTGCTTCAGTAGCGTCAACACCGAATACTAAACCAGATCTGCCCATTGAAAATGTGTCGGCAGAGCCGTGTGCCACATATACAGGTTTCTCAGATAGAGTATAAGAAGTGCCACCAGTTACAGTAGTAACTAAACCTTTACCATTGTTTGTACCATTGATAACTTTAGCCACAGTGTTAGATGTGATTGTAACGATTTGATAATCTACACCACCAGCGATGATATAGTTACCTACTTTTGATTCAGTTGTAAACAGCGTAGATGTACCAGTCACTACACCAGTATCGGCGATAGCGATTGTTCCAGTTGCTGATTTAGAGTCTTTGTTGCCCCATAGTGCCATTTTGTGTCTCCTTAGATTTGGACTTTAATTTATTTATTCATTAGTTTTGAAGTGCCTGTAATCTTACGAGCACCAGATTTTGCCCCAGCTGGGCGACCACGACCACGCTTTTCAGCTGCTGGCTTTATTGGTTTTTTGTCATCATAATCATCTGCGCCTTCTGGATCAGAGTAACTTGCTCCATAAGAACGACCTTTAATTTGAGTAACTCCGCCTGGACCTGGAGTGTACTCTAACATGAATTCTTTATACGAAACTTTGTTAGAGATTAAATTACCTTCGTCATCGAAAGATTCTTTAACTGGTTTCTTCACCTTCTTAACTGCTTCCCATTTTTCTTCATGGGCAGCATCTCCAGCTGCATTTACTTTAACTTCTACTGACTTTGCCTCATTCATTTCAGAGTGCATGTAGTCAGCTGCAGTTTGGATATAGTCAGTGGCAAGAGTAATCTTAGATTGAACCCATTCTGGCATGTCAGTGTCTGGCTTTAGAATTTCTTTGATCATTTCAGCACATCTTGTTAGAGTTGCCAATTGATTCAAAGCCATGTCACCTTCGTAACCATACTCTTGTTCGTCTTTTTCTTCTTTAATCTTATTGGTTGGCATACCATTGATTGGTTTGCGTGAATCTTTCAACGCTTTATTCTCTGGTGTACCCTTGATATATTTTCTATCTGGAACTGGAGCAACAGGTGCTTGTTCATTGGCTTTTGCCATTTTCTGCATTGCTTGTCCAGCAAGGTTTGCTGCTTTACCAGAACCTTGTTTCTTCTCGGTAGTTTTCTTCCAGTCACCTTCGTATTTGAAAGAGACTAGTTTACCTGATTTATCTTTTGTAGTTGTCATCTTGTCTTCACTGCGCAGAGCACGACCGATTGCTACATTATGATCTCTAGCAGTTTTATGTTTTGGATCAGCATCTGGAACTGGGTTGTTAAGTTTATAACGAGCACCACGAGAAGCATCCATAGTTTTACGCATCATAGCATTTTGTTTATTGCGCTCTTCCAAAGATTCAAATTCTTCGTTGGCAGTTTTAGCTGCATCTTTAAAGTCGCTTGCGCTTGGAGCACCTTCGCTTCCAGGTTTACGCATTCTTTCACCAGAGCCAGCTTCAATACGCTTTTTCTTAGCATGAATATTAGCATAGAGTCCTGGTTTTGCTTCTTCAATCTGCTCAACTTCTTCTGTTGTTTCATAAACACGAGAAACTTCTTTATGATTAACTGTCTTAGCAGTATATGTGCCCTTTTCATCTTTGGCTCGAATTGTACCAGTAGAAGGGATTTTGTCTGCTTCTTTTTTAAATTTTTCAGTAGCCTTTAACGCTCCAGAAGAAAATGCACCTTCATCGATCTCAACTTCTTCACCCATGTTTAGAGTTCTTCTTTTGTTAGCAATTAAAGCACCTTTGGCTTTACCAGATTTCATTAGGTTGCTCAATTTTTGACGAGCAACTGACATATTACTAACATTATCTAAAGAATTGAGTTTAGTTTTCATGCGATGAATTTCATCTAGGTCTTCAACTTCTTCAGACATGGTTGAATGTTTAACTGTAGTAGAGTTACCACCATTCGCACCTTGGAAATGAACATCATCACCAGATCGTTTGGCAGACCAATGTTTTCCATCTTCAGTCTTAAACTTATGCTCTTGCTGGTCTTTTAACTTAGCAATTTCTTTGTGGTGTTCTGGATGTAAAGGAATAGAGAAGTCGGAACCCTGATGAATAGTCTTCATAGTACCCCATTCATACTTCTGTGTTTTGACAGTGGCTTCTTCTAGTTCTTCTGTTTCTTCTTTACGAAGAAGTTTAAAGTCATGAGAATCGATTTGACCATTCTTATTCTTATCGATCTTATGCTGTTTACCCTTCAACGCTTCCATAAATGATTTGAATTCCATTCTTATTCCCCAGTAGTTTTTAGGATGGATCTTAGCATCCAGCCGTGTTTCTTATGTGCATCTAATCTAGAAGCCACAAAATCAGCAAAACCTTGCTCTTTTGCAACAGTCAGTAGATCGAATAACTTATTTAGGCGAACAATGCTTTCGTTGTTCGCTGCAAGTAAATCAGCAATCATTGTCTCTGCATTGGTTCCAACATTCCCTGCATCTATAGACTTATGAACATAAATCTCGTCTAGGTTTCTTGGAGCATACTCGTTCATTGCACGGATCTCTTCTGCAAATGGATCGACTGCACCATAGAGTTCTTCGTATAGATTACCGAAGAATTCGTGTAGTTGAGGGAAGTCTTTACCTTCCACATTCCAGTGATAAGAGTGTGCCTTGAAATACATCAAAAATGTATTGCTTAGGCAAACTCTTGCTTCTAATAATGTTTCGTTCATCTTAACAGTTCCACTTTCTAAGTGCGAGTGCTTTACGACTTGGCTCGCCATTTGGTTTCTTCATTGAACCTTCCATGCCACCCATTCGTGCACAGAAAGATTTTCTACGATTTGCTGCTTTGCTTCCAGCTTTTAATTCAGATGGAGGAGTGGTAACTGGTGCTTGTAAATTAGCACCTTTAGCATTATATGCGTCACGACCTTTTTGAGTCAGACCACCAGTAGAACTCTTGTGTCCTTTGGCATCAACTGCTGCTTCTTGAACAGTTTCTTCTTTAACACAAGATCCAGGTGCGCATGGTTTAGTTCCTGGAACTCGCTTGTGACCTTTCCAGCAATCACAGGACTCATTTAAATATTCTGCAAATGATTTAAAAGACACTTGGCATTGCTCCTTTAGTTACTTTACCATGAGACATTCTAGACTTTTCTACTTTACGAACTCTAGAAACTAATTTCTGAGCAACACGAGAGATAATATCTTTTCTCTTTGACATCATTTTTTCAATTCGTTCTTTTTCACCAATAGAAACTTTAGCAGGATCACGACCACGAAGCATTCTTTTCTTCATTAGTTTGATTGCTAATCTTCTTGCTCGTTTATTAATAGTAGCTGGGTTTGAGAATCTCTTTAATGCAATCTTAGTTGAACGACCACGCTTGGCAGAAGTCTTACGGAGACGAATCTTACCTTTCATTCTTTCTGTGCGAGAAAGAACTTCCATTAGATCATACTTGGCTTCTTCTTGTAATGGTGGGATTTCTTCACCATCGTCATCATAGACTAAAACGATTTCATCTTCTTCGTAGAGATCTTCAATGTCTTGATCAGTAACAGAGTTTATCATTTCATCAATTTCATCTTCAGTGAAATCTTCTTTGAAGAATGGATCTTTTGACATTGTTGAGTCAGTACCAACTCCAGGTCTTTGTTCGCCACAAGCACACTCGTGTTTACCACATTTTGGACAAACTGCTTTCTCACCAGAGAATGCCTTACGAGCAGTTTCAATATTTTTTAGTTTAGTGGCAATAATTTTATGTCCACGGGATTCTTCTAAATCAGCTTCTTCATGTAGATCTGCACCAACAGTTTTATGTGGGGATCTTTTAACATGATCTACAAAGTTCTTAGCATCACTATGTGATTTGAATTTGA